TTTCTGTTCAGCAGCCCATTTTTCATCACGACCTGGAATTTCCCAATACGGAATGAACAGTGGTGTAAATCCATTACGTCCATTTTCAGCATCATTCCAGAATTTCCAGAAATGATTATAACCAAGCGGAGTTGAACTCAAAAGAATCTTTGTTGTTTCACCAGCAGAAATAGTTGGGTAAACAGAAGTAAAGAATTCTTCCGCTACATTATTCGGAATAATTGCAGCCTCATCAACGTATAACATGTTAACTGATTTACCACGAATACCAGAAGTAGAAGTGGCAGATGTAAATACCTTTGAACCATTTTCTAATTCAATGTCACCCTTGTTCCAAGTAGTGACCCCTTGTTGCATCCACTGAGGAAGCAATTCGTACATAGTTTGATAACGATCTAAAACTTCTCTTGCAGCAGTTGCTTTGTTTGCCAAGATCGCTACAGTTTTATTCGCTTGGAATAAAGTATACCATAAGATATATGCGGCAGATGTAGTAGTCTTACCCTGCTGACGACCTTCCATAAGAATAACACGTCTATTATTATGAATGACAGAGATCTTATTCTTCTGACAATCATATAACTTAAATAATTTTAGACCATGATCAAGTGTAACAATATAGCAGTAGTTCTCAATAAAATAAACTACATCTTGCGCACACTTCATGTACTCTTTAATATTGTCTGGTGTAAAATCAACAACAACACCAGCAGCTTTTAAGTTCGAATTCGAATTATATATTTCAGCCAATTATAAATCCTCGCCAGTCCACTGCTCCGAAGTTACTGTTGTAGTAGTAAAATCACCCTCAGCGACATAAATTCTGTTTGTTCCATTAGCTTCATTTTGCCCAATGTTAGCGTTAACAGTAGTAATAATACCTTGATCAGAAACTGGACCAAATAGATTCAATTTCATTTGAAAGTTTAATGTGTGAGTAACGAATCTTCTGTCTTGAAAGTTTCCATCATATTCGTCAATAACATTAACACTATTTAAAATAATTGGAATATCCATAGTAATTCCCATCTCAGGAATTACGTTAACTGCCAAAGTATATTCTGGTGTAAATGTCGGTAAAATTTGTTCAATAATCTGTAAACCATCTTCTTGCGTTTTTGTCAAAACATAAAGAGAAATATCTACATTATATGGAACTGGGGTATACACTGTTGGTTTAGTTGAGTTTGAGGCATCAGTTTTAATCTGTTGCATACGATTCAATTTACGTGTTGAATCATACATGTAACTGGTAATTTCAAACGACATTCTTGGCAATGAAATCATAGTAACATTATTCTCTATATCAGGTTGCTGATCTAGACGAACTAACCACTTTTCTTTTGGCGCATAAGAAAGCGGAACTTGTAAACGCTGAATAGTAGTTCCATCAACAGAGTCGCCTTGTTTTCGATCTATATAAACGTCGCTGAATAAACGACCGAATGCTACGATAGCTTTTCTTATAGTACCATGATAATAAACATTTCCATTAAGCATTGTTTATTTCTCCGAATGGATTATTTTCATCAAAGTTTATAACATCAGTCGCTGCGTCTTTAAACGCATCATTTTCACCGAAACCATCCGAAGATTTATTAATATCAATATCTATTGTAGTAGTTGCTGCTGCGCCAGTACCACCGCCACCAGTAAACTGCACGACAGGTGCAGTTTGATAACCAGTGCCAGCGTTTGTAATAGTTATTCCAGTAATCTTATTAAGATTACTTCCAGATGTTCCTCTAATTGCAGTAGCTGTAGCACCAACACCAGTAGAACTTACAATGTTAACTGTTGGAACAGAAGTATATCCTGAACCACTATTTGTTATTGTAATCGATGCTAATCTACCATGTGCGTTTCTAGTTGTATTAGTACTAAAGGTTTTAAGAGATTCAAAGGCATCAATCTGAGCAATACCAGTATCTATTCTTTCTGAAGAGTATTGGAAAAGTTCAACTTGTAGTTTGTAAACATAAAGTTTACCAAGTTGATAGAATGGGTCTTGATGTTGGACGAATTTAATTTCGAATAGACCACCAGTAAGTGGGAAATAAATTAAATCGCCTTCATTTGGTCGATTAGGAACAGTGGTCACACCATAGCGACCAACGAATTGATTCCAACGTCTACGAGCAACTACTAGAGTTGCAGACTGTTCAATCATTAAACCGAACTTCTGAATGAATGCGCCCTGACCACCAAATGAATCTACGTTCTCAAAATACATTTCAATAGGAAATGCAGTTTTAAATTCAGAAAGGCGATCTTCACCGAGAATATTATCCTTAGAAACTAAAGATCGTGGAATATAAAAAATCTCATTACCATAAATCTTTAGAGATTCAATGATAATGTCTTCTATCAGGTTCTGTTCGTTCTTAGTGCCCTGAGAAAAATAAACATTTACTGTAGACATTTTATCCTAAGAAGAATTCTAGTGGAGCGGATTTGTTTTGTAATTCATCTTCTAGGATTTGAATTTCAGTCATGGCTTCTGCATATAGTTTATCACCATCTAATATTACGCCACCTGGAAGTTGAAGTCCTGTAAATTTCTTTAGGTTGGTGCCCCACTGGCGTTTAAATTGAGCTGTAGTATAACGCTTAATCCAGTTCTCATTCCAAACCTTAGAGAACTCAGCAGGATCTAAAGCACGATAGGCGTAAACAATAATATAGTCACCGAATGATACATCAGTTTGCCAGTTAATATCTAGATACAATCTATTTTGTAATCGATTAAATCTATAAAGAGTATGACCATTTAACTCTAAGTCTAATAGAGCCAAATGAGACATAACAGTTTTAAAATAAATGATTGATGTAGAAGTTAAATCATACAAGTCATTTAAGCGTAATTGATATTGCAAATCGAAAATATTTTTTGATGAACTTGCTTGGCCAATACTTTGAACTTTAGTAATACCAAATACAGAATCGTCAATATCAATATACTTTTTATCATATTCACCAAGAACGCAAGGAGTTCCTGAACCAAGAGTTGCAGTAATTGCGCCACCTGTAATAGTCTCACCAGCAACGAAAGTTCCAACTACATTTTTAACAAGTAAGGTATTACCAGAAGAAGCTATTTCGTTTTCTCTAGTAACAATTGCTCTTGCACCAGAAGTTGACCCAACGATTGGTTGTTCTAAACCAAATGAAGCTGCGTTGTTTGTAGTAAGAGTTATTCTAGATGCTTTAATTTGACACTTAAGATATACCTGTTCAATACCCTCGTAGTGATATAGACGCCAGTAATCTAGTGTCTGATCAATACGGTCTTCTAACTGATCATCATCTACGTTAATCTCCAAAACTGGAGCACCTAGATCTCTGAGGCAGTATTGCTTTAGACCTTCTCTACTTGTTGGGATAGCCATTTATTATCCTAATCTTGATTTTAATTCTTCTATTTGTTTTTGTTGTTCTTTAACAGCTTCTACTAATAACGCAACAATGCGTTCATATTTAATTGCTAAGAATCCTTCATTATTTTCAGCAACGATTTCTGGCATTACAAGTTCAACCTCTTGAGAAATTAGACCAATATCTTGTTTTCGAACAAAGTATCCGTCTGCTCCACCACGTTCAGCAATATAATCATCAGTCCAATCATAAGTTACACCATTTAATTGCTGGACTTTTTCAATAGGATTTTGTATATTAACAATGTTTTCTTTTAATCTACGGTCAGAAGTAAAGTAAGCCACAATTTGGTTTGTTGCGCGAATTTCACCTGTAGTAGCAGAAGCAGCAGTACCAACACCAAGAGAAGATACTTGAGTTGCTGCGTTTGGAACACCAGAAGAACCATTAATAGTAACTGCACCAGTTCCGCCAGAAATAGTAATACCAGTACCAGCAACAATAGAAGTGACTCCACTATTTGTTACAGTTTGATTTGGGAAAGTGCCAGAAACAGAAATACCAGTTCCAGCAACAATAGCAGCAGTAGTTGAACCAGTACCACCATTGGCAATAGGTAAGGTTCCAGTAACACCAGTAGTTAATGGGAGACCAGTACAACTTGTTAGAGTACCCGAACTTGGAGTACCAAGAACTGGAGTAGTTAATGTTGGGCTAGTAAGTGTTTTGTTAGTTAATGTTTCAGCACCAGCTAGAGTGGCAAGAGTGCCAGTTGTTGGTAGTGTTACAGTAGTAGTACCAGTGGTAGTCAGCGTAGTAGCATGAGCGCCAGAATTAGTTAAGTTACCGCCAAGAGTAATAGTCTTACCAGTGTTAGCAACACCAGTACCACCATACTGACCAGCGATAACAGAAGCATTCCAAGTACCAGAAGCTAAAGTTCCAACTGCAGTAATCTGAGTTTGAGAAGCGTTAACAGAGTATTGAGTTCCAGTTAATGTTAAACCAGTACCTGCAGAATAAATTTGCGCAGAAGAAATTTGAACAAAGTTAATTGCAGTTGTACCAAAGGTAATAGTTCCTGAGGTATTCATAACATATAATTCACCAGCACCAGTAGTGCCCTCTTTTACATAGAAAGCATCACCAGCACCCAAAGCATCTGCATCACCAACAGTAAAACTATCTGAGTCAGTAGCACGAGTTAAAACCCAATTAACAGAACCAGAACCAACAGTAGTTACAGTATAAACACCATTGTGTGCAGCATTTGATTGATTATAAACTAAAACACGATCGTCTAAACTTAATGCAACACCATCAATAGTTAGCGCAGCTTGTGTGCCTGCATTTGTTAAAGTTGCTCCAACACCAGAAGTTCCGTTATTGTAAGTTGCATTTAATGCACTTGGGGTTTCAACACGAACAGGTGTGTGATAGTGAAGAGAAGCTGAAGCTACTGTATCAACATACTGTTTAGTTGCAGCATCACTCGCCACGGTAGGTGCGCCAACATTGGTAACTTTATTGGCACCAGCATCAATAGTTTTAGTAGAACCAATAGTTAAGTTACCAAGAGTAGTTGTTCCAGTAACACCCAATGTTCCAGCAATAGTAACACCAGCATTGGTAATACCCATTGCTTTTACAGTACCATTACCGCCAGAATTTTCAACATAGAATTCTAATTCACCATTACTTGCACCAGCAGAGGTTTCTGCAAGAATATATGTGTAACCATCAACAGATTTAACACCACCAAGTGAAGACCAACTACCAGAGGCATATCCTTCAAACGCAGAAATAGTGGAATTATAACGCATCATACCATTCGCTGGAACCCATGGTCGTTGAGCAGTGGTTCCCGTTGGAACTTGTAAGAATCCAAAAATAGTAATACCAGTAATAGTACCAACAGTTGGTGTAGTTCCACCAGTAACTGTTACGGTAATGCTTGTTCCAGAAGCAACACTTGCTACCACTACACTGGTTGGAGAACCACCAAATAAAGAACCAGTTCCAGCAGTTGCGGTAATATTTTGACCAACTAAAATACCAGCAGTTGATGAGATACCAGTAATTGTTGCTGTCCATGGACCAGCACCAGATACGTTTGAAACAGATGCATTACCATAACTGCCATTACCCATAGTTATAGAAACTATTCCAGCAAGACCATTAGCAGTATCACCTAATGAAACTGCAGTAGAACCAATTGTAACTTGACCTGCTGCAAACTCAGGTGGGGTAGAAGCACCAGTTGATTTTAAGAATGTTCCAGCAGCACCTGCTGAAATAAATGTAGTTTGGTTAGTATCTAGTTGAATTACAAGCTGACCAGCAGAACCACCAGCAATATTAGTTGCTGTCGTGGCAACATTGGCGGTACCAACAACCAGTGAAGATTGAGAAGTCCATGTTGGCGCAGAAGCACCTGCAGATGTTAACACTTGACCAGAAGTACCTGCAGCAGAAATTGCTAGAGCAGAAGAGCCAGAATATAAAATACCACCAGCTACTGCAGTTAAATTAGCAGCAGTTCCACCATACGCTAATCCAATAGCAGTGCCTTGCCAAACAGAATTAGTTGAGTGCGTTTTGTTTGTAAGGGTTTGTGATCCTGCAAGAGTCGCAACAATTGCGCCACCACCAGCAGTAGAGCCATCATGTAACCTTATTGTTTTTGCTTCGGTATCTACAGTGAGTTCAGCAATTGCGCCAGTAAACGCATTGTTTTGGGTAGTTGTTCCTCGTCTAAACTGTACTTGGGTTGCCATTTTAAAATCCCTCTATTTTGTATATTTATATTTATGCTTGTGCTTCAGACCAGAATAAGTTTAAGTTGACTTCAGCAGCATCTGCAGAAAGGTTTCTAACAACAACTGCCAAAACATCGGGACCATCTGGGAAATTACTAAAACCACCAATAGCAGAGTTAGATAATTCTTTAAGAGTTGATAAATCAATCTCAGCAAAACCAGCTGGTGGTCCAAGTGTGGAGAAAATCTGTTCTCCAGGGGTTGCGGTTGTAGCACTACTTGTAGAAATCTGAGCAAAAGAAGGTTGTGAACCTAATGCAGTAGTATTAACTGATGACCATGTTAGGCTTGATGCGTCAATGTTTCCTGGATTTAAAATACCATAAACTTGCACCGACTTATCTGACTGTAGTTGAAGTTTTTGTAGTAACAACTGAGAGCGATTAATAAGATCTCTGTCACCAAAGTTGCCCGCAATTGAGTTTGATACTGATGGTGCCAGTCGAATAAAGAATGCTGTTTTTGAAGCATTGCCACTAACAGCAACTTTTAATTCTGCGTAGTTAAAGTAGTAACCACGATCTGTATCAAATCCACCATCTAAAATGTATGATGATCCCCAGTGATTTAACTGTGGTGCTGCAGTACAACTGATTAAAGTCACAGAAGTAAACCCATTGTTTTTACTATGTGAGGTTGCGGCAGAACCGCTAAATGTTTTATTAGATCCACCAATAAACATTGTAAAACTACCACCACGAGTACAACCAGTTAGTGTATTACCAGATTTACCAGTGTAAGGAATAACTTCATTGCCGATTAATATTGTACCACCTGAAGCTGGAAATCTAGAAGCATCGACTACATCAATACTTGTTTCGCTATTATCTAAGTCTTCATTTAAACGACCAATAACAGACTCATTAATTGTTTGATAACGAACTGCCGTATTACCAGTGCGCATATACGCTTCATCATTAATATTATTTTGTTTCATACGATGAACAAGCATCATGTTTCCATCCGGACCGCGACACATAAAGTCAATAAAACCAGCACCATACCATGAGAATGAAATACCCAACATTTGCATTTTGTTAAGGTTCATATTGTAACCTGAGATACCAGTGCCATCTATTTTATCTATATTAAATTGTGATTGTGGCACACGATTGTCAATAACAGCTGCTATCTTAATACCAGATGAGTTATTGACCCCACGATATTCTGGATTAATAGTTAGTGAAGTATCACTAGAAATACTACCAACTTTATAAGTCATACCACGAATAATAATATTATCACCAACTTTTAATTGTTGTGTAAAACGAGTGCTTGTTCCAGTAACTGTTTGAGAAGCTGCAGTTACTTCAACAAAACCAGACAACTGAAATGTACCTGATCTTTTAACAACTGCTAATTCTTGCCCATCATACTCCCAGAACAATCCGTTTTGATCGTCAAATGGACCAACACGAACACATGACCCATGCCAATTCTTAACTGTTACACGAGGAACATTTGTAATAACTGCGCTGGCAGAACCTAAAGCTCCAGATGCAATAACAGTAAAAGTATTTTCTCCAGTGACTGTATTAACACCATAAGTTCCATTATATCCAGAAGTAACAACACCTGAAATAACTACAGTTGCGCCAACTTGAAGAGAGTGATCTAGTTCAGTTGTTACTGTGATTAAAGAACCTGCAGTAGTTCCAGATGCGGAAATTTGATCAAGGTTAATAACAGGGTTTAATGAGACACCTGAAGACCACAAAACACCTTTACCTGATTGATAACGCATGTACTTTTTAGTTTGTCTAGAAACTGAAGCTCCATGAGAAGGCACAAAATTTGATATTGTTACACCACCATCAAATGGGCGATGTAATACATAAGCATCAGAACGAGTAAACATTGACATAGTAATACCTGCAGATGCGACAGCACCACCAACACGAGCAGTAAATGTAAATGTAGTGGAAGTCGGAACTGTTTCTGCAAAGAAGTTACCAGTTAGTAGCGAGTGATTTGTTCCACCAGAAGATGCAATACCAACTAGTGGAGCACCTGGAACCAAACCATGATTGGCAGAACAAGTTACTGTTATAACAGATGGATTTGCTTCATTAGATGTTACTGAAGAAATTGGTAGCGAAGAACCAGTATAAAATCCACCACGACGAGCATAGGTGATTCCAGTGAATAAAGACAAAGCATTTGTACCAACGATACCTTTGGCAAAGTATGTAAAAGAGGTTGATGTTGGGACACTGGCGATAACAAACGCACCTTCGGCACGACCAGATGTGCTAGTATTACCAAGACCATAAATAATAACTGCATCATTTACCGATAATCCATGCGCAACAGAAGTTGTTACCGTAATTGTTGACGGTGAAGCACCATTGGTTGTGACCCCAGACAAGAAAATATCAAGTCCAGGTTTTTCATAAATTCCAGGAACCCCACGAATCTCTGCGTAGTTTTGCCACTTTGTTGTTTGTAAACCATATTCAAAGTCAGCATCAATTAGGGATTGTGGATTTGAAATACGAATTCTTTCAATAGCATCTACGCCAAAAGCATATGGACGAACAATGTTACCTTGCTGTTTTGGGGCATCTGTATAAACTGCTATCTTGTGCGTAGATAGCATCGAAGATGTATCTTTTAATAGCGTTACTGTTGTAACACCATCTTGTTCCGAAAAGAAAGTTGTGCTGTCTAAAGAATCATATACCAAAGATCCAGAACGAGTTGGATCACCAAGAGCGTAAATATTCTCTTGAGTAGTTTTATTTGTGATAATTAATAGTTGAGTTTCATCAACTTTTCCTGGAAATTTTACTGTACCAGCATTTGCTGCTCCAGGTGTAAAAATGTATTTTTCAATAAGCTGACGAGCCATTTATGATCCTTTAGAATCCAAAAATAATTGCATAAGAAATATAATCTGCTTTAACAGATTGATCCAAGTTATTCAACGATACGATACCATCTACAACTAGAGAACCCATGTTGTATATATACTCAGCTGGCACCTCAGTAACTAAACCAAGATTTTCTGATAAAGTTATAACAAGATCAGTTACTAATCCTAAATCTGATTCAGCGTTTGCAGCAAATACGGCAGAAGCGACAGCTGCATCAGCATCAGCGTTTACCCAAACAGATCCATTATACTTAAGAACTTGATCTGATGCTGGAGAGCTAATAACAACATCTGACAAACTATCTAATGTTGAAACACTCTGAGTTGCCCATTGAACTCCAGATCCAGTAGAAACAAGCACTTGCCCATTACTACCTGCGACACCACCTGCAGTTAAAGTGCCAGTAAGAGCAGCAGCGGATAATGTTTTGTTTGTTAGTGTATCAGTAGTAGCACGACCAACTAATGTATCAGTGCTTGTTGGTAATGTTAAAGTACCAGTATTAACGATACTAGAAATAATTGGACTAGTAAGGGTTTTGTTTGTTAGTGTATCAGTAGTGGCACGACCAACTAATGTATCTGTTGCAGCTGGTAATGTTAAAGTAGTTGTTCCTGCAGTAGCAGTGGCTAATAATGTAGTAGTACCAGAAGTGGAACCAGCAAAGATTGCAGATGTCCCCAACGATAGGGTTGTATCTATCGTTGCCGATCCGTATATTCTTGTGCCAGAGAGTAGTTTAGCCATAGTTCAATATTTATGTATGTTAAATGCCATATCTTCCACGGAAGGCATTGAAATTTTTTGTAATTTCTTCTGATGTTAAAGCACGATTGTATAGCATCGCTGTTGATATATTTCCAGTAAAATATCTAGTGCTAAACTCGTCTTGAGCAATCTTTATATCGTCTATAACACTACTAGTATGACTGACGGTATTGGTGGCAGTAGTAATTCCACTTGCTTGACATAGATATGCCGTTGCTGCCGAACTTGTAACAGAAACAGCAACCATGCACCATGTCAAATTTGGTATCGTTAATCCACTTTGCCAACCAAAAGTATTACCAGTGCCGTTCCAATGATAACCAAGTTGATTGGATACTTGAAAAT